AATGATAACTGATTCAGGATTTGGTTCTGATACGGCATATTCAACAAACTATATACCTGATATTTCAGCACCAAGTTGCTGGGGTACTTTTGCACTAACAGCAGATTTAACACAAATATCTGGAACACCATTTTTAGCCGATACAACGAATTATAAAGCAGATGCAACACAAATATAAAATTTAAACAATGGCTAAACAGGTAATCAATATTGGCACGACAGCAAACGATGGGACAGGTGATCCTATAAGAGATGCCTTTGATAAAGTGAATGACAACTTTACGGAACTGTATACAGATGATGCAAGTGATGTAGGAAGTATAACAGCAACAGCACCAATAGAAAGGGATTCAGCAACAGGAGCAGTAACTATATCTTTAGCTGATGCAGGAATTTCGACTGCTAAAATAGCAGATGATGCAGTTACAGCCGATAAGTTAGCTAATTCAATAAATACAGAAATAACAGCAAATACAGCAAAGGTAACTAATGCAACTCATACAGGAGATGTAACAGGAGCAACAGCTTTAACAATAGGCGATGACAAAGTTATTACAGCAAAGATATTAGATGCTAATGTTACAACTGCAAAAATTGCAGACGATGGAGTTACTTTTGACAAGTTAGAACCAAGATATACAGGTACAACAACAATAACTGCAACTTCAGGTAATACTGCTGTTGATTGGTCAACATCAACTGTTTTTAAATTACAGTCAGCTTGTACAGGTGCAAAGTCATTTACTTTTTCAGCTTTCAAAGTAGGTCAAGTAATAACTTTCCACAATTTGACAGGTGGTTATACAATAACACTTATAGCAACAAATGGAACTTTTAACAAGTTAGGCGAAAAAGACTATGATGGTTCTAAAACTAATGCTTTAATGGTAGAGTGTATAGATGATTCAGCAAACCCTATTTTTAACTACTCAGTATTAACCTATGTAAGTGATTCAACACCAAGCTAAAAAATAAGATATGAAAGCAATTAACATAAACGGTACAATTAAAACATATAGTTCAGTTCCTAAAACTTGGGGAAATATTTTAGGTGTACAATACTTAAATGATTCAAGTTTAAAAGAACTTGGTTTTTACGATGTAGTAACACCTGCAACTAAAGATAGTCAAGAATTAGGTTCTATAAAATGGGATGCAGATAATGAAGTATTTACTTACCCTATTAAAAACAAAACTTACAGTCAATCAGTAGCAGAACTTAAAACACAAAAAATAGAAAGTTTAAAATCTGTTTACTCTGCTAAAATTGGTAAAACTGATTGGTATATAATAAGAGCGCAAGAAGGAATAGCAGCACCACAAAATATTATAGATGCAAGAGCAGCTTTAAGAAGTGAGTGTGCAGGTAAAGAAACAGAAATAAATGCTTTAAGTACAAAAGCTTCTGTTATAGATTATCAACTTCCAAGTTTTATATAATGAGTTTAGGAAAAGCAAAAATACTTTCTCAAGGGGCAGCAGCAGTTTCTTGTACCACAAGCACTTTAAATTATCCTACAGGTGTAACAGGAACTGCTCTTTATGAATTTAATAGTAATACTAATTCAACAAGTAGTTCCTCGTATAATTCTTATTCAATAAATAACCTTAGTTATAGTACAAGTGTAAAAAAATATGGAAGTGCATCTGCTGTTTTTAATGGCTCAAGTACAAAAATTGATTTACCACAAAATTCGTTAAATTTTAATGAGTTTTCTATTTCTGCTTGGGTTTATATTTCATCTAATCCACCTGCAAATGCACCTTATACTATTTTAGCGAATTATGATTATATAAATGGACCGAGTAAAGGATGGTCTTGGCAAATAGTTAATGGGCAAACAGTAAGGTTTTCAGGACACGCAGGAGATTGTGGAAACCCTTTTCCTGCAGACCCAAGTTGTAGCGTTTACACAAGAATTACATCTACTGCACAAGTACCATTAAATACTTGGACATTTGTAGCACTTACTAATGGTGGAACAGGAAATTCTGTAACTTTATGGATTGGTAATTCAGTAGTAGCTACAACAACAATGCAATCTTTGTCTTATCATACCAATTACCCAAGTCTTGGATATACTTCATATTACGTAAGTAGTACTGCTTATTCTGAATCATTTTTTTCAGGTAACATAGACCAACTTAGAGTTTACAACAATGTTTTAACTCAGCAAAGTATTACATCATTAAATAATGAAATTAATTGTTAAAAAATTAAATTATAGATAGTGGAAGATTTAAAGATTTATAGTTTAAACGTAATTGCATTAGTTTTTTCTGTTAGTGCTGTAAATCCGTTTTTACAAGCTATAAGCCTTTTACTTGCTATTGGTTATACTATTATATCAATTTCTAAAAAGTTAAAGAAATGACATTACCTAAAAATGGTGTAGCGAAAGAACTGCGTAGTTATGCAGGAAGTTTACTTATATTTTTCTTTATAGTAGGAATTATAATTACGTTTGTACAATATCCTGTTTTAGAATCTAACAAAGAGATTGTGCTTATGTTAATAGGATCTATTGCAGCTAGTATACCAGTTTTAATTAGTGCTATAAGTGGAACAAGACCTGATGACATAAACGCACTAAAAGCAACAATAGAAAAGAAAGACCATCAAATACAAATGCTTGTAGATGCTAAAGACAGATTAGAAGAAATGGTAATAAACCTACAAAGAGAAATGCTTCAAAATCAAGATAATATAATGGATAAAATCATCCTAAAAAGTGCATTGTTTTTTGATGATAAGTTTAACCCACCAAAAGGAAAGTTATGATAGAAGTAAAATGTGAGTGCGGATGCACAAATAACCCAGAAGGTTACTGCGATGGTAGCCACATAAATAAATAAATATGCAAACTTTAATAATTATAATTTCAATAGTAATGTTTTTAACAGCAGTAATGATGGCATTAACTGTTTATGGTTTATTTACAGATAAAGATAAGGATGGTATTCCTGATGCTTTAGAAGATAAATTTAACCAAGTAGTTAGTGATATAAAGCAAGAAATTGAAAAAATTAAAAAATGAAATACTTTACGTTAGATGAATTTGATTCACCTGACCACGAAGGTAGTGGTGTTAATATGGATAGTAACTTTCTTGAGTTGCTCAACAATGCACGTGAAATTGCAGGGATACCATTTAAAATTACAAGTGGATACAGAACATTTGAACATAACAAAAAAGTTGGCGGTGTACAAAACTCATCACACCTCAACGGTCTTGCAGCCGACATTGCTGTTAGATCAGGAAATGAAAGATACATTATTCTTAATGCCCTTATTAAAGCAGGATTCAAACGGTTGGGAATCGCTAAAACCTTTATACATTGCGATACCGATACATCTAAATCTAATTCAGTCTGGACATACTAACACAGTAGGAAGTACGCTATGGAACAATTAATTTTTGGTTATGTTGTATTTCGTATGTTAGAATTTTTAATTATAAAAATATTCCAAAGTTTTGGCTGAAAAGAAAAAGTTTAAAGATACTGAAGTAGGCAAGTTTTTACTTAATAAGATACCTAATGTAGTTGGTGCAGTTGCAGGTAATACAGCAGTAGGAAGTGTTATACAGGCTATTATTGGTGGTTCAGATATGAGCGATGCTGATAAAGAAATAGCACTTAAAAAACTTGAAATAGAACGTGCCGAAATAGATGGTACTACAAGAAGGTGGGTTGCTGATGCAAGAAGTGGTTCTTGGTTATCTTCTAATGTACGTCCATTAACCCTTGTATTTTTAACTATAAGCTATGTTATAGGATGGTATTTAGGTTATCCATTAGATAGTATTACAGGTTTACTTAGTATTGTAATTGGTGGCTACTTTGGTTCAAGAGGTGTAGAAAAAGTATTTGGCAACAATAAGCATCAATAATGGCAAAAAAGCAAATAGTTATTAACTATAAAAAAGTTAAGGTTAAACGTAAGGGTATACATAGCAAAACCAAACAATCTAAATTAAAATCTTCTAAAAACTACGTTAAAAAATATCGTGGTCAAGGTAGGTAATGTTAAAAAATAAAAATACTAAAACTTTACATCTTAATAAAAAAGTTTGTAAATTTGGTGGGTAGTGGGATATTAAATAAATTATTAAAATATATATAAATGACAAAAGAAGATTTAACAATTAGAAATTTAGCAGAAAAAATAGCAAAAGATTTTCAATTATCTGTCAAAGAAAGAACAGATGGTATATTAGAATTAGACGCTATATCATATACTAACTTAGGTATAGATAGTACTAAATCAGAAAAAAATAAAGTTAAATCAGACAGTAAACATTTATATAAATTAATAAGAGGTTTTAATGAATCATTAGGAAAGGATTTAATACAACACATGGATGCCTAAAGTAGCTAAAAAACTAAGTCGTAGTAAACTTGTTAAAAAACTCGATACTGTTTTTAGCCAATATATTAGATTAAGTAATGCAGATAAAAATGGTAATTGTAAATGTGTTACTTGTGATAAAACCTTTTTTTGGAAAGAAATTCAAGCAGGACATTTTATGAGTAGGAAACATTATAGTATTAGATGGGATGAAAGAAATGTAAAACCACAATGCTTAGCTTGCAATGTTTATAGATATGGTGAGCAATATAAGTTTTCTCAAAAATTAGGTTTTCAAGAATCAGAATTATTATATAATTTAAGTAAAAGTATTGTTAAATTTACTAATGTAGAACTACAAGAATTTATAAATTTATATAATAAGAAATTAAAAGCATTTCTTTAGTCTTTGTTTTTTTTGTTTTGTGAAAGAGGGGTAAATTTAATTTTACCCTTTTTTTGCTTTGTATTAAAAAAATGTTTATTTTTACTTTAAACAAAAATTATATTATGTCAAAAACAAAAACTTTTTACGAAAAAATGCAAGAGGAAAGAGATCCTTATATTAAAATAAATCAATTAGAATTTACGATAGTTGAATTAAAACAAGATATAGAAAACTTAAAAAAACAAATTGTTAAACATGTCTGATAAAAAAAATAATATAAATCAAAAATTATTTAACCTACAACAAGAGATAGGTACTATTAGTAAAGATACTAAAAACCCTTTTTATAAGTCAAAGTATTTTGATATAAATTCACTTATAAAACAATTACAGCCTTTACTAAAAAAACATAGACTTTTATTGTTACAACCTATAGAAGAAGATATGGTTTATAGTAAACTAATATGTTTAGATAGCACAGGAGGTGTTGTATCAGCATTAAGATTACCTGAAATAAATGATCCGCAAAAATTAGGATCTGCTATAACTTATTATAGAAGATATACTTTAGCTTCATTATTAGCTTTACAAGCTGTAGATGATGATGCTAATTTAGCGAGCAATAAATTAGTAGAAAAAACAAAATCGAAACTTACTTTAAATAGCGAAGCCTATGATAGAGCTAAAGACTATATAAAAAATAAAGGTGGAAGTATTGAAAATATTAAAGTAAAATATATAATAGATAAAGAAGTAGAACAAAAATTATTAAATTAAAATCATGCAATTAAAAGGAATTATTTTAAAAATAGGAGAAAAAAAGACTTTTGGTAAAACCGATAAAGCAGAGGTTATACTTAAAACTGATTATAATACTGATTACCCACAAACAGTGTTAATTGAATTTTTAAATAAATCAATAGATAATTTAAAAGAATACAAAGAAGGAGACGAAGCAACTATTAATATTAATATAAAAGGTAGACAGTGGACTAGTCCTGAACGTGAAACAAAATATTTTAATTCAATACAAGGTTGGAAAATATCTAAAGGTTTAGATGAAGTAACTAATAATATTCAACAACCAGATAGGCAAGAAGATTTGATAGATTTTTAATGTTTAAAAAATTAAAGGATGGTGAAAAATTTCCAGTTGATTTTTGGAATTATAATATAAATCCAATAACAGGTTATTATATTAAGCCACAATTACGTAAAGAACATAGTGATAAAATAGCTAAAAAATATGCAAAACCAAGAACATGATAGCTCAATATGCTTTAATAAAAAATAAAATACTTGATGTTAAATATGGCCGTGTAAAAGAAGGTCTTGGTATAGGTATACAAGGCATTGACGAATATTTAAGATATAAGCAGGGCAACTTTAATTTACTGATTGGCCATGCTAACACTGGCAAGACTACGATTATTTGTTATTTATTTGTTGTTTGGGCGATAAAACATGATTTAAAATTTTTAATTTGGTCAAGTGAAAATACTCCACAAAGTATTGTTAGAAAAATTATAGAGTTTAAAATGAATAAACCTATACAAAAATCTAGCGATGATGAGATTAGTGAAGCAATGAATTGGTGTGATAAACATTTTAAAATAATTGATGTCGAAGATTTATATAATTATCAACAGTTGATAAAAGAGGCAGACGCTATAAAACAAGCTTGGAATTATGATGCTTTATTAGTAGATCCTTATAATAGTTTGTCTAAAGATTACACATTATTAAAAGTAGTAGGAGGCCACGAGTACGATTATCAAGTTGCATCTGAATTTAGAATGTTTGCAAAGAAAAATAATATTACAATATATTTAAATGCTCATGGTGTAACAGAAGCATTAAGAAAGACACATCCTGCAAACCATGAGTACGCTAATTTATCTAAACCACTATCAATGGCTGATGTAGAAGGTGGTGGAAAATGGGGTAATAGAGCAGATGACGTAATTTGCATACATAGATATACTAGTCATTCAAGCGAATGGATGTATAGTAATTTATATGTGCTTAAAGTAAAAGAAAATGAAACCGGAGGTAGACCTACTCCATATGAAGAACCAATTAGGTTAAAAATGAAAATAAACAATACAGGATTTGAGTTTATGAATAAAGATATATTAAAAACAAAAAATAATAAAAAATTAGTATTTTGACAGTAGCTATAATTTTAGTTTCTATTGCTTTTATTTTTATTATTATTGCACAAGTAAAAAAGGCAGAAGTTATAATAAGCCCAATGATTGGATTTGTTATAGGTTCACTTTATAACAGAGATTTATACGAAGACGAAGAAGAAATCACCTTGCAATGTTTGTTAGGTGTAATTAGTATAACTGTTATATGGATAAATCGGCAGAATGGTTAGCTTTAGTAGCTAAAAAACATGATCAATGGGTTAATATAGTTAAAAGCTTTGGCGAAAAATCATATTATGAAGACATTGTACAACAAATGTATATTGCTTTATATAAGTACTCGTCAAAAGAAAAAATAATTAAAGATGGAATTGTCAGCAATGGTTATATATATTTTACTCTTAGGAGTATTTATTTTCAGTATTATAATTCTAAAAAAAAAGTTAATAAAATTAGTATTGACAATGAAGAATTTTTCTACGAAATTCCAGACGATACGCAAATGGATGAGCAAATAGCTTTTAATAAACTTTGTCAATTAATTGATAACGAGGTTGAATCTTGGGAATGGTATAATAAAAAGCTTTTTAAGCTATATAGAGATTCTAATTTAAGTATTAGAGGTATTGCTCAAGAAACAAATATAAGTTGGGTATCTATATTTAATAGTTTAAAAAACGCTAAAAATAAAATTAAAAATAAATT